ATTTAATCCATAACTTTAATAAAAATCATGGATTAATACTTCAATCAATATGCATAACTAATTCATAAGTTTTTGAATCACCTCGGCCATCTCCTACCGTCAAAATATCACCTGCGATTGAAACAGTTAGACCAGTTGTTTCACTAATTTTTACTAAGAATGAGTTACCATCTGGTTTTCTCAAGAGCGTGCCTCTCCACTCTTTAATATCGGTGTCGTAGTCTCGACGACTTGTTAATCTTATTTCAGCAGTTTGCCCCTCTGAAAAAGTAGCTGAAGAGAATGCTTTGCTAATATCAAATGTTGCTAAGGTGTTAGAGGTCCTTACGCGTTGTTTATACATCGCACCAGGGGGAAGCGAGCCAGATCGGTATGTACCTGAAGTGATAAATGTTTTAGCATTAGATTCGACAAAATAATTACTTGTTCCAAAATTAGTAACAACACCTGTAGGTGATGGTGTGTTGACAAATCGAACTGACGCGTTTGCACCGATTGTTAAATTTACAACCCCCTTACAGCCAATAAAAACATGACTTCCTTCCCATAATTTAATTGTTGAGTGAACATTATCAAAGGAACATGATAACCATGTATGTTGTGAAGCTAAAGCCCTCTGATTTGATTCATCCCCCCATTCAATATCAATTGTATTATTTTCAAAATACTGTGATATTACGGATTGTCTAACTGATAAATCTGCTGTACTTCCTTTTACTTTAATACCAATATTACAGTTCTCAATTGTTGCCATATTAAGAATGTTTAACCCGTAAATGTAATTTTGAGGGTTAATCAAATACCCAATATTTAACGAATGGCATTTAACATCAAACTCAACTGCATTGACCTGTGCGCCACTTGAGAGTAAAGAATCTATGTAAATACCAATGCCATGTCTATTTGGCGCATCTAAATCACTATAACCAGATACCATGCATTGTCTAAATTTTGAATACCAACATTTTGTTAAGTAAATTCCTACAGATGTATCAGCAACACCTGTAATTTTTAATCGGTCAATAAGGGATTCATTTGTTAAATATCTGGCATCAAAACCTACAGTGTAATTTACGCGATTCATTGCAATTTTTAAGTCTGAAAGTTTGATATTACTTACAGCATTGCCATTTTCCTTAAAAGTTTTAACTATACTTTTAAGAGCGCCGTTCGCGCCCGCGCCGCCACTATAAAATATTTCTGCTTGTGTAGATGATCCTGTGTATTTCACATCGTTTGAGTTCAATACAAGAGTGTCATCAATGATTGTTTTATTGATAAATTTAAACTCTTTGAATTGAAAAATTAATTTATTAAGCAGTAGCTGATTGTTATTACTTGATTCTCTCACTCCAACTTGGTTTGATGTAATTGATTCTTCATCAAGCATGCGCCACCGCCCTATAGCAATGCTATTTACTTTGATAATTGAATAACCGTTATCATCAGTTATGTTTGCTGCTTCCCACTTGAATCGGTTACGTCCTGAAAAGGTATCATTATAAAACGAGGTCGTTTCAGCAACAGCATAGTTATGTCGGGGTTTTAGGAAACGTAATGAAGATATCGAATCAACATATTGGATTGTTCTATCATTTATTTGTTTTTGTGTATCTGGACCATCTACAACAAAATCCGAAGGTAGGCCAAGAACAGGATTTCCAATAATTGCACTGGCGATACCATCGATATACGCTTTGAGTTCAGCTTCACGTTGCAAAGCTAGGGCATCATAGTCAATATCCGCCAAAATTCTTGCTTGGGTTTCAAAATCAACAAGATGTTTCCATTCTTGTAAAATGGCAGTTAACTTATCAAGCGCTCGTTCAATCGCATCCGGATAAAAATTGTCGTAATTGGTAATATCTAAAAGCTGATCTACTGGAGTTTTCCCCGCAATATAGAAAAAAGTTTCAGCATTTGGAGGGTCAACAAAAGTAACATACCCCCCCATATTGTCAGGGTTTAGAGTGACTGCATACTCAGACTCGTCAATAAACTCAAACTCATTGCCAACTTTTACACGTACACCAATTCCTGTTTCGTCTTCTTGCTCGTATGCTCGAAACATATAATCAAAACGTGTATTCACGCCATTGCCAACATAAAGTTGGCTTAATCGATCTGACACCTGAACAGTCATATTTGCACCAATAAAAAGGCCGTATTCTCTACAGCCAATTTTATGTAAGCTTATTACTAAATAGTTGGTCGCTAATCCTGTGCCGTCAACAGGTTAATCTTCAGGGGCGTGTTTTCCTGTGATCGTTCCGCGAGTTGCATCATAGAGGCTTTTTGGTGCTTCTTTCTTGCCTTGAGCGATAGCAAGCCAATAACCAATAGGTTTACCAAGTGTCGCAAATGGAATGCCCGTAGCAAGCGTTGCCGTATTCAACATGTCCTTAGCTGCTTTACCTTGGTTTACTTCCTTATCTTCACTCAATGCGCGTTTTGCATGCTGAATTAATGAAAGCCCACTTTCACCCATGCTGAACACTGGTGACGCTGTATATCGGTCATTAATAACATTATCGTCAGTATTACTAATTGCAGCGTTCAATACATTACCTGCATACGGTACAAAAGCTGCAAGCATCTTAATTTGTGAAAGCGCAAGTTTTGCAGATAAGTCATCCCATTTATTATCGTCTTTATCATCATCTTGTAAGCCGCCTGCAAAAATAACACTTAGCAGTTCAGATAAAATTGAAGGAATGGAAATCATCATTAATGACACATAAGCCAACCGTGGTGAAGCTTGAACCCATGACCCGTTGCTTGCTTCAAACGCTAACTTAGCTTCAGAGCTTGTTGTATTCCAAACCATATTGAACCAGTTATAAAACATCAAAAACATTCGTTTTGCAGGCGTACCGCGTTCAAGATTTGAAATTCCTTCAGGTGACATATCAGTCATGTATTGACGAATTACCGCATCAGCTGCATGTACAGCATCATATTGCCCCATACCCTGCTCTGTGTAATGGTTGAATGCAGCTTGCCAAGAAATCATTTCCATTGGGCGTTGAATCGTTGTCTGTAAAACATAGGCATGTTTCATAGTGAAATCTTTCACCGTTTGGATTGTACCTTTTTGAAAAACAATTTCGTCTACAGCATAACGATATTCATCAGCCGCACGGTCAAAACGGGTTTTCATGAAGTCTGACATTTCCATAATGTTGTTTGCCATGTCTTCACGCGTTGCTACAGAAGTAAAGTAATGCGCCTGTGCTTTTAGTAACTGCTTCGGCGGTACCGCAACAGCAACTTGCGTAAAGCCTGTGAACTGTTCAATAGCGTTTTTCAAGTTACCCGCCATGATTGCGATACCAGTATTACGACGCAACACACGGAAAATATTATCTAGCAAGCTTACGCCTGAGCTTTCATCGACTGTTTGACTGGCAATAGCTTTAAGCCAAGGGTTAAAGATTTGCTTCACTCCGAACGGTAATACACGCTCAATTTCATTTCTAAAATCTTTATTCAGCATTAAGCGCCCAACTTGACGAATCTGTAATTCAAGATGTATGTAACGTAGCTCTTTATCTAAATGACTCGGCAAACGTGACATATCTAATTCAAGCTGATCGTGGTAACGATCTGCACGTGACTTTGTGAAGTTCGCGCCAGTCGTTGCAATATCCAAAGCCTGTAAATTATTCTCAGCTAAATTTTTATCTTGAATACGGTCTTGTTCATTTGAGCGAATACGGTCATAAGCAGCAGGCACATAGCCGCCTTCATATTCACCGAAAGGCGTACTCACTGGTGTACGAGGTAATTCGTCAAAATAGCGACCGTTAATTTTCTTATGTGTGATTTGCGCTTGCTCTTTGTAGCGGTCAAATAGATTCCATAACTTCTGTACAGTATCCATATCTTTTTTGGTAATCACGCCTTCAGTAATCATCCGGCTAAAGAACTTATCCCACGCGGTGAAATCAACAGAGCCGTCTTCTAAACGTTCGCCCCATCCATAACCCAAGACTAAGCGCTCTTTGTTGCTCATATTGCCTGTATGCAAAATTGCATGCAGCAACGATTGCTTGCCCACAAATGTAAAGTTATTTAATTCAGGCGCAGCGATTTTTGAATTATCGAGTTTGCCAAAACCTTCAAACGTTTTTACAACATCTTCAAGCATCTTGGCCTTTTCAATTCGATATTTAGCCAAAGCATCTTGCATAGGGTTAATTAAATAATCACGGAATTTGCCCGTTGGCCCGCCGTCTAACCACGTCACCACTTGGTCAACACGTTTTGCAGATGCACCAAGTTCCATGAATTTAGCTTTGAGTTCAGCAGTTTTATCTTTACCCAATAAATTTTGCTGAATTTTCTCAATGCTTTTTTTACCGCCCGATTGCTGTATGAGTTCCTCACGGACTTGTTCACGTTCATAGGCTTCATTGGTTGTATGCCAAATTTTGTTTTCTTTAGATCGATGCCACAGTGTTTCGACCGCAGCCATTACCGCATTGAATTGCTCAAGCGTTAATTCACGATAGCTTTGGTTTTCAGGCAATGCGCCGATGTTTTGGATTTCAGCATACGTGGTCGGGTCATACTTACGAATCAATTCTAATTGATGCTCGTAATTTGTAGATTCACGACCTAAGTCGTATTTACCTAAAATGCCGCGGGCAGCAGTCACAAAATCAAAATCACGGTTTTTAGATAATTTCTCATTATTACCAAAAATCTTTTTCACTAAGTCTAAGTGTTTTTGAATCTGATCTTTTGCGTCATAGCTATACTTGGTCGCATAGAACTGTACCAACTGGTTACGCTTGTGTCGTGCTGCTTCTACCGTCTCACCTCTTCGGAAAGCGTCATTCGCCATACGTCCCAAACGAGCATCATCTTGCGCACGTACATGTGGTCGAATGTCTTTAATTTTTTGACGTTGCACAATATCTTGAGCAACGGTTTTTGCTGCTTCATTCAAAGCAGACTTACGACCAAGTAAGCCGTTTAATGCTGCCATTTCAGCGGATAGCATACGAGCGCGAACATCATTGTGTAATGCTGCTTCTACTGCTTCAACAATACTTTGCTGATCGTAGAATTCAGAATATTGCACGGCCATGCGTGCATCGGTGAGCTCATCAATTTTTTGCTTAGGACTTGGTGAATTGAGTAAGTCACGAATTAAAGCGTCACCGCTTTCATAACCGAACATCTCAGCAACCATATCGGGATTTTCCCCGCCACGCTGTGCAAAGCCATAAGCTCCTTTAGAAATCGTTTGGTAAATGTCGCTGTCTCGTCCGTACTTGGCTTCAATCCAATCGAGTGACAACTTGCCTTTAGTCGTGCGGCCTTCGGCATAGCGTTGTAGCAAATCCATGTCTTGCGAATAATCTAAAAGCTCAGGATCAACTTGATTTGAGTACTGATTAATGCCGCGCAACTGGTCTGCAAACTTATCTTCAAGTTCGCGTGTATCAAATTTACCGTGTTCATCTAAAGTTAAATAGCCTTCTTCACTAAGCTTCTCAGTCATAGATTCGATTGACAGGCCTTTAACTTTTGACTTTGAAGAACGAACAACAGGCTTATTGCCGATACCTGATTTTGTTTTGGCTGCTTCATCAATGCCCCAAGTGCTTTCTACTTCATTGGCATCAAGCCCGCCGAACTTGGCAATGGCTTCAAAAAGGTTATCTTGACTTGGCTCAACTTTGGTTGAATCACGTTTAGCAACTGGGTCAAGCGGTTGACGTAAAAAGGCCATAGCTTGATAAACAGGTTGTTGCGCAATTTCCTTTACCATGTCTTCACGAACCGCGGCCCGTTTTTTATCTGCTTCTTTTTGTAATGTTTTCATATACTTAGATTTCTGCTTTTGGTACCAAACCATATTGCGCAGAGATTTTTGCTCTAAAGTATTTATAGATAATTCTGTAGCAATTTCATGATCTTGGCGCATTTCGTCATAATCTTTTGGTGAAATACCAAGACGCATTGCGTCATCTTGATGAATGAGCATTTCAAGATTTGAAGCGGCTTGAGCTTCAGCAATGGCGCTTGATGATGCAAGCATACGGTCCATTACGCCTGTGATATCCGCATTTAATTCTGCACGGTCATTGATGCCCATAAACTTTTCAATGTTCCGGTACACGGCAATCATAAATTGTCTGAAGCGGTTGAAAACTTGTTTTAATGACGCGCTTGGCGCTTTGCCCGTAAAAACGTATTGCTCAAACGTTTCTGCAAATTTTTCATGAACTTCAGTTTTTTCAGCATCGGTGAAAAAATCCCATTCGCCCAAATCGGTTGTTTCTGGTGATGCCCATTTCATCACTGTTTCCATGTCTTTACGGACTTGTACGGGCGCATCAGGGCTAAGAGCAATTTGCATATTCATTTCTAAAAAATGATGCCCAAGCTCATGCACAAATGTTGAAAAGTCTGCATTCTTGCTTAGAACGATTGTGGAACCATCTTGACCAATGCTGAACGTAATTGAACCGCGTGTACCGCCGTTTGCTTGATTATATTTACGACCGTTTGGTGAACGATACATACTTTCAGAAATTTCAAAGTCTTTATTACGGCCCTTGTTTTCCACAAAACCGAGTTTTTTATAAAAGCTCGTAAGTCTGTTTTTATTACCCCCAAAGTCAGAACTTGGAGTAAGTGCAATTGTCTTGTTTTGGGAGTCAGCATAATTAAGAATATCTTGCATTGCTTTAGTACCAGTGCCCTGATTACGGACAGCTTCAGGCACAACGATTTTATGCAATGAAAGAACGTTACTTGATGGACTGCCTTTTAGACCTAATTCAATTCCATATTGTTTTTTAATGCCTTTAACAAAATCATCAATTGAAATTGTTTGTTCAGGTGTAGCACTTTGATTAAATGACGTGCCTTTATCTGCGATAGGCTCATCTGCAATACGAATTGGGTAACGGTCGAAAGCTTCTTTTGCACTAATGCCGAGTTTATCTCCTAACGTTGAGTAGAAGGCAGAAGTTAATTCGCCCGCAGCGCGATTATATTTAGCTGTAAATGTTCCAAGGTTAGCCAACTGCTTTTGTACTTCTGTTGCTACTAATTCTTTCGCATCTTCAGCATTTTCAAAGCGCGCTTGCTCAGACATAAATACATCGGCTTCTTGCTGCATTTGTTCTGTCGTTTTTGCAAGGTTCTCTTGGGCTTCGCGGTATGTCGGCATGTTCGGATCAGAACGGACGTTTTCAACGAAATCTGACGGACGCTCAACAACAGACATTGCGGATACAAACTCATTTACTGGTATTTGCACAGTGCCATTAAAAGTTTCGGCTGTGCCCAATTGGTCTTGTAAACTTGGCGCACGTTCAAATAAGTCTGTCGGCTCAATATTGCGGTCACGTAATAACTGGTTGAAGGTCTGACCGTCTATATAGACCTCATCAACTGCACCATGCTCTTCGACAGCTTGCTTAATAAATGCTTGGCTTGCAGAATCATCACGCTGTGCTGTTTTACTTTCTTTGTTACGGTCAATCAGATTGTTTAATACAGATGCAAACGTACTTGAACGCACGGCATCTTCTTGCTGATCTTGGCGCAACTGGTCTAGTGCAAACTGTGCTGTACGTTGGTTTTTAACTTTAGCCGCAGAAGTAATTGCCACTTCGGGCGCAGCCGTTGCCACTTCTAACAAACCTTCTAAAGCCATCTCTACAGGGTCGGCTTTTTCTCCTACTGCATCGGCCGCACCTTTAACCGAATACATGCCTGCCGCCGATTGAATGACAGCTTGACCGCCAACCGTGCGCAAAGGACCGCCAAAAGTTACGGGCATTAATGCACCGCCTAAGGCTGAATATTTTGCAGAACCCCATGTTTTTGCAGCTGCATAATCAATCTGCTCTTCCCGCGTTAAAAACTTCTCGCGTGCTTCTGCCATGTTTTGGCCGTAAGAAACAATAGCGTCCGCAGTTCCCGCACCCAATGCACCTTGAGTAGCATTTCCCGCAGCGTTAACACCACGCACTAATTTAGCGGTCTTTTCTAAGTTCATGACCAAAGGTGCATATCTAGCGGTATTTCGGACAAGTGAATTGGTTAGAACACCGCCTACCCCTGAGCCTGCTATATACCCGGCTAATGCGGGCGGTGCTTGTTCAATTAAAAATTCACCAACCAAGCCTGCATCAGCATTGCTAATTAATTCTTGGGCCGCACCTAATACGCCTGATTCATTTGTCTGTGCGGCAAGTTGCGCTTGATAAAGTGCTTGTGACATTTCTTGCGATGGAGCAGCTCTATTTTTTACGCGTGTTGCTAAATTAAGTAGGCTATCGTTTCCAGTAGTCGCATTGACTAATGCGCCTTCGGTTTGACCAATAGCAGCGACCGCACGGAATGCCGCATTAACATATCGGTTGCCCTGCTCTTGAGGGCTTACAGGCTCAGCACTTGCCGTATGCTCCATCCAATAAACTTGGTTCTCATAATATTTTTTGAAACGTTCCGCAGACATTACCCCCGCCGTCTTTTTAATACGGTCGTAATGTTCTTTGAAAACTTGGTCCGATGTTTGCGGTACCAAAGTATTGCTAAAAGAATCAATTAAATTGGTATTAACGTTAGGCTTGATCTGTTTTTGTGGGTCTTCATATAACCCCATTTCTTTTAGTTTCAGTTTTTGTTGTGGCGATGTACCTTTAGTCAAAACGTTTTGAATGTCTTGATAGGAAACGCTTTGATATGGCTTTGTGAGACTCGAGCCAAGCAAAGAGACGTTGTCGCTAATCCCCTTTAAATTTTCAAAGTCATCTAATGAAACAGCAGCTTGGTTTGGATTAAGTGCATATTTACCAAGGACTGGATCGCTTGCAACAACTTCATTCACACGTTTCTGTGTGTTGATCTCATCTGCAACAGAAACAACTTGCTCAGGTGTTTCTGTCATCTTGTCATAATCTAGACCAAGTGACTTAGCAGCCTTACGCGCATGGGCTTCTGTATCTGCAATTTGCGTTGGGTTCTTGCCTTGGTTTAATTCGAATAATTGACCAATTGTCAGATTTGTATTTTGATCAGACATAATAAAAGCACTTAAGACTACGGTTATTTGTAATCTTAAATGCTGTTATTAGTTAGACTGCCGTTTGCTGTTGACAGTGCAAAAAAGACCTACTGGATATAAAAGTCTAATTTTTCCTCTAGGCGATTGTATATTTTTAATTTAAGAGATTCGGTTTCTTCTTCCGTTAAACTTTCGCCTTTTTCGATGATCGCGTAATTGACACCATTGCTATAAGCACTATTAAGTAAAGAATTACATTTTTCTATAGCTAAATCTTTTAACTTATTTTTATTCGCAACTGAATATTTTTTAGTATTTACCACATCCTTTAAACACTGATCTGCTTTTAAAACGGAAGATGAGAATTTTTCAAAAGGTTGATCTTTCATCGCTGGAATTAGTTCTTGGCACATCGCATTAAAAATGTTTCCACCGACCGTTTCCGGAACAGCATTAATTTTTAAAGGAGTCGAAGGGTTGAATGATTTAACAACTTTATTCTTGCTGTTATAAGAAATAGAAGAGATTAAATTTAGCGTTCTTTGTCTACATGCGATATCAAAGTAGGTTTTTACTTCAACCACATCATTTAATTTTGGCTTACTAACATTAACTGTATTTTTAACCCATATTTTCGCTTTTTCATTTTCTAAATCTAAGTCCATTGAGTCTTTATCGACAGAATAGACTTCTTTGCCATCTTTAAAAATATCGATCCATTTTGCATTAGCAAACGGAGTGAAACATAAAAAAGACGTTAATAAAACTAAAGTTCTCATTATATTAAAAACCCCTTCTCATAAATGAATAATAAGCATTGATATATTCAGCATCCGTGACATTATTCGGATTTCTACCCTGCTTTTTAAGCATATTATCAATTTTTGTTTTCATTGAGTCAGTTATATCGCTCTTGCTTTTCACTTGAGCATATACGCGGTTCAATTCAACCTTGTCATCAAAGAATGGCCGTGAGGTAGTAACACGTACTTGGTTGTTGATGTTTTTAAGTACTACGCGGTTTACTTGCTCCCAATTTAAATGGCCGCCGTTTTTGGCTTCAGCTTCGCGCAATGTTTGCATTAAATCAGTTTTAACAGCATTGTAGTGCTCTAACTGTTTTTTATCAGTAGTGCTCGTAATACCGATCATACCTAAATACGGTTTTAAGGCGCTTGAAATTGTAGAGTCATTTACTAAGAAAGTTTTTTCATCTTTAGCCTTAGTCGTTTTTACCCCATTAACGTCGGCATAAAGCTTTGTAACTTCTTTATAATCCGTTGGAGAAAGTTTATCTGCGTATTGGTGTAAAACCGATTGTGGCTTGCCTTTTAAGAGCTCATCCTTATTCAACATGATCATGCTTAAAACAACAGGGTCAGTTTTGACGTCTTTGTTATAAGTACTCTTACTTACAGCTTTCAAGCTATTAATTTGACTAGGCTCTAATGCAGTAATACTGCCTGCAGGAATTTGTTCAAACGTATATTTGCCTGAAATTATCCCATTATAGAGGTTGCTGTACTCTTGATCTTGACGGTCCTTTTTAACCTTATCTTGCCCGTTAAAATAGCGTTCTGTTAACGACAGTGCTTTTTGTTTTGTTCCAACGGGGGCATCGGTATTCCAAATTTCTTCATATGCTTGTTCACGCGTTTTAGCGGGTTTTTTAGCATAATCTCCAAATTCATCTGTAAGCCATTTATCCATTCGATCTAAATAAGCACGGCCCCGTGGCCCCTTCGGTTGTCCACCTGCTAATACTCTACGAGCGTCCCCGTCACCACCATGGTAGTAAGCTGCAATCACCATTGGATCCTTGGTTTTATATTTTTTACTAATATCAAATATAAAGTCTAAGGCAGCATCAATAGTATCTGCGGGGTTATTAATATCGCGCTGCCCACCTTTACTATATTGCTTCCATGTATCAGGTATAAATTGCATCACTGAGCGAGCACCTTTCTCAGAAACGGCACTGTTGTGGGATTTCTCCCCCGCTAGTCTTAGCCCTAAAACTAAAGGCGCAGCCCATTCCATTCCTTTTTCTTTGGCAGCATGTACTGTGTAAACATCTAAACGCTGATCATTATATTTAATATTCTTCATCTGTTCAGGGGTCAACGCTTTTAGTTCTTTCGCAATTGCAGCTGAAGCTTGAGGTGGAGCGTTGAGTGCGGGATTGCTAAACTCTTGCGTTCCTGTTGTTGCCTTATTAACTAAAAGCTCAACTTGCTGTTCTTCAATCTTCTGATGAATCCGCTTATTAAGTGCAAAATCATCAGCAGGTGAAATCTCGGTACCATATTTATTTTTATAAGTTACCGCTGATTTCAAATCATCATTTTCAATAAAAGCGTTGATGTTATTTAGGTGTGCGCCTGAAATTGATTTCAAGTACATGTTTTCAGCTTCAGTGGCAGATTTGCCATTGAGTGACATAAGTTTGCCTAATGAAGCTTTTAAATTTTCACGGCTTTCATCAATTTTGGTAAAGTCAGCAGGATTTTCATTGATCTCTCTAATAAAACGTTCAGCAGATGATGAATAAACGCTTTGTTGATAAACATCATTTTCACGCACAAAGTAATTTTGCAATGTGCCTTTGAATTGAAGTGAATCACGTGCGGCAATTTGCTGAAACATGGCACGTTGACGACCATTGCTTAACTTGCTTGCGATTTCCCCTGCGCCGTCTTGATAAGCCCGTGAGTAATAATCAACAAAATTACCGCCTTCGCCATCGTCAAAACCGACAACCTCTGCGCCTTTTTTCTTAATGTAGCCGTCAGTGTCATTGTTTTCCAAGTGCAAACGTAATTCAGAAAGTTTGTTTTGTGCATCAATTACACGCACACGGTCGTTTTCGTCTTGATATTCTTTATATTTATTTGCGAATGTATTCGCCAGATTAGCAAAACCATCCACTTGACTGCTGACCATATCAACGGCTTGACCAGGTGTAACCCCGCCACTGATCTGTACATTGGGCATATCGCCTTCAGCGACTTGAGAAGTAAACTGAGGTATACGCATTTACGATGCTCCCATCCAATTCCAGTTGTAGTTCTGCCAGCTCGCGCCTTGCTCGTTGCCATACAGTGACATTGAAAAATTACTATTAGTGTTATACGAGCCATTTGTGGGTTGTGACATAGTAAGTGAATCACCGCCTTGCATTGGACTACCAGAGCCGCCACCCATTAGTGAAGATGCAAATTGATCCATAGCAGCAAGTTCAGCATTTAAACGTGGACGTACTGATTTGGCTTGAGCCATGAGAGAGTTTTTCTGATTAATATAGTTCGTCTCTTGTACACGATGCCCCCACGAACGCATAGCAGCATTGTATTTGATCGTGTCGATATCGCCTTGTGCAATCATTTCGGTGCTTGCTAGTAAATCAATCGCAGAGCCTTGCGTAACATCAATACCATTATCAGCAAGTGCATTAATTTGGCTCGATTTAAAGCCTGATAAATTGCGCTGAAAATCGGTAACAGTATTACGCCCATCATCGATAGCGTCACGCGCTTGAATATCCGCAAGTGTAGCGTTAGCACCTGCCAATTCAGCTTGTTGTTCTAAAGACTGTTTAAGCGCCTTTAATTTTAAATAAGTTGTTCCACCTTTTACCGCAGCGGTTGCAATGGCTTGATAGAGATTACCCCCACCCATTTGACCGCCGCCACCTCCACCGCCGCCCATTCCACCCATCATGACATCACCGTAATACTAAACGGATGAAATAATTCACCGTTAGCCCCATGAACTACAGGTTCTTTAATAGAAAAACCTAGGTGTTTTAAAAATCGGATTGCTGCATCATTTTTGATGTAAACATGATTTTTAAGAGCGTCATAGTTCGCAAGCATTTCTCTTAAAATACTGCGGCTTTGCTTCACAAACTCAATTGGGTATTTCTTAATGTGTGTGGTACCAAGTAGCCAAGGGCAACCAACATTACCAATTAAGCTTGTAAGCCCAACGCCACAAATGAAAAGCAACTTACCATTTACAACAACAGACCATGCATCACGCGAACCCTTCACACAGGTTTTAACGATCCAATCATAGTTATCACTAAAATATGCTTTTAACTCTTCTTGATCCGCAGGGCGTAAATTTTCAACGAGAATACGAATGTCGCGTTCAGTCGGTTTGCGAATCTCAATATTATTTCGTCTCATTTAATTTCAACCTCTAAGGCCAATAACTTCATAGGTAAAGGTTTATCATGTTTTACCGTAATTTGAACGTCTCGCTCGAATGTACTGGCAACAGGAACTTCAACAATACCGTCAATTAAATCTAATGGTCTGCCGTAAGCTTCTCTGCTTCTTGGCTTGTATTCTGTAACTTGTGTTGGTTGTAAACTATCTTGGTTAAAACCTACTAAAATATTTTGAGTACCAAGCACACGTAAAAACGCATTATTTACAACCTTCGGTTTAACTGGATTGGTTTGCTGATTAAGTACAGGTAATGTCTGCATTTCAGCTTCATAGGGTAAACCAATCCAAACGTTAGATAATTCACGGCTTAATTGAATTGTTCCGTTCACAACTTTAACAGGAGGTTTTACACCGCCATCAGCGAAAACAGATACTGTCTGACCTTCAAGCCAATCTAAACCAGACAATGACGTTACTGCCGCCCCTTTATAATGAAAACTTCCATCTAAATGACATTTATCTTGCATATCTAATGGCTGTCTAGTAAGCATACGTTCAATGGTATAAAAACCGTTGCGCTCAATTAATGCATATAGAATTGTTTGATTTTCTTCAGGAATTGCTGCAACAGATAGAAACTTACCATCTGTTTCATGCTCTGCCCAAGCCCATACTTGTTGTTGCGGTTCGTATGTAAGAGACAATAAAACCCCATCATCACGAACAAAATATATAATACTCATAGGCTTACGCAACAAAGCACAATCTATTATTTTGTGTTCATCAAATAATTGAGGGCACATAATAGACAAATCTAAAGTCTGATAAGAAACGGTGTACGATCTAGCAAGTGAAATTTCATGAACATGACCCGTTTGATCTGAAGCAAAGACCGCAGCACCTCCAACTTCAACAGGTGTTACATCATTTGCACCTTCGGAAGACTGTTTATTTACACTTACACTTGCCGCAGTAACTGCCCCATCTGAAGAAAGCCGCCAAACAGCACTGCTTGTAAGAATCATTAAATCGCTCATTGGAACGAGATGTTTTACACCGTTACCATCTCGAGCCGCAAAACGTATTTGAATTGAGTCAGTATCTTGAAGCGGAATGTGATAACCAAAATTATCATCTGTTGCTGTACGTGACATTCGTAGCCATTGAGGGGATTTATAACCACCGCCGTAAACTTTGCGCTGCCCAAAATACCCAACGGCTGTCGGATAAAACTCAAAAGGGTTGCGAATTAAAGGCGGTGTAATGGCTCCATTCGTTTCAATGTAGTCATCCGTAAAACTTAATTCAGTTGTTTCACCAATAAATGATGCTAAGCCAGAACGAAGTTTAAAAACGTTGTAGCGCGTTGCGCCAGTTACTGCATTCCATGTAATTGTGTTGTAGTTGCCACCAAGAGTTAAGTCATTTTGAACAGTGACTTTTGCAGATGCGGCAGATTCATTTTCTTCATTTACCGCAGTTACTTGATAAGAATAATCTCGTTCAATATATGAATCATGGTTAGAACCACCAGGTTTATATTTATCTTCAATGTGTGCAGTAGCTGCAACGTTTTGAGGTTGGGTAAGTCCATAACCAACAGAAACAAGTTCTGTTATCCACTCTGTTGCGCCCTTACGGATAATTTTTCTAGGTGGATAATCCGGATGTGTAATCGTAATAACATCCGCAGATTGTGCATAACGGAGCTGCATTAAATGAACTTCTAAGTAAGGCAATGCAACTTCTAAAGGTGCATCATTGTCATCAAGTAACATTCCACCATCTGCAAAGAAATTAACAGCACCGGCACGGATTGCTAAAACAACCGTTTGTTCTTCACTAAATACAAAAGGAATAAGGCGCATTTTGCCTAATGATTTCTCATAATGGTGGACGTAGCGAAAACCCGCTCTATATGTCAGGCCGCCAAACAATTCAACATAAAAGTTTTTGCATTTAGCTACACCTGTCTGATATTTCGCTTGATCAATACGACCAAACATATCAGGGGATATCACGCCGCCATTAAATGAAAATTGCATTATTATCGTGCCTCAAACATTGAGCCTACATGCTCAGGACGTTTTTCAATTCGATGTTGTTGAAGGTCAATAAAAATAGCTTTGCCCTTTTCAACTTCATGAAGCTGCATCATTGCCAATTGTTTTTGCTCGTTTTGAGTTAATGGTCCTGCAATTCGACCTGCTAATAGATATGACAACGCAAGCTTGAAAGAATCAGGCATTAACGCCAAATCTTTTACATCATGCACATAACGTAAGACTGGTGCAGGATCCTCCGTAAACAAGTGGTTCCCTTCAACATAAAAGCGTGCACCAGACTCAAGCTGAAATAATCGCACCTTGTCACTAGGCAAAACATAAGCTGTGCCAAACTCATAACCCGCATCAATATTCAAGCGAACACGTTTAACCGCAAAGGTCCACTGATGTTCGTTATCAAGTAATTCGCGTCGGCAAATTGGGTAATATGTATTACACAGATTTGCGGGTTTTGTCGGTTCGGTTAGTTCATTTACAACATAGCCTTGCGCGAGGTGCGACAAGGCCAAATTGCAAAGATCAACGATTGATCTCATGGGTTTATCCTGCTTTAGAACTGTTTGTCTAAATCAGCTTGATAAAGTTTTTCTTTCAACAAGTACCCTTCAAGCTGCCAAATTTTTTCGCGAGCATTTTTGTAGGCAATTTCTTTGCCGATGAATGGGTCAAAGTTTTCAGGACTTGCGCATGCGCTTTCACCTGTAACCGTAAAGCCGTTTTCCATAACGATTGTACAAAATGTTAAACAACGTAATGTTTGATATGTCTTTTCATCCATTGCCTGTTCAGGATCAATGGCTGCTAAAGGCGAATGGTAATAAACTTGCTTAACTTTTGAATCAATGTGAGAAGGTGTAATGCGTGGAGCTGTTAAACCTTTCTCTTGAATTTGTTGTTCAATTTGTTCTTCAGACATTTGGTGCACCTTTAGCTACGTTTGCTTTGTGAGGTAAAAGCCCGTACTAATACGGGCCTTATTTAATTATTCAGCTAATAGAAGCTCAATGATTTGTGCTTTTGTCTCTGAGCCATCTAATTGAATGCCCTTGTCTAAAGCGGCTTGAATTAGCGCTTCCTTATTCATAGATGAAAAAGGATTTTTAGTCTCAGGTTGTTTTGGCTCAACATCATCAAACCAGAGTGCTGTTTCTTCTTCAGGTACAGAAAAAACTTCTCCTTCTTGAATTAAGCGATCGTTATAGAATCCTTTTTGATTCGCTAGAACTTGCTTATATTTCATGATTAAGCCCCCGCATAAACTGGATAAGCAGCGTTAACATCACGACTATCAGAAATGTGTGAAAACACAGTTCCTGCCGTGAATGGACCACTACCAACCGAGTAGTTCAAACGCACGTAACGCTTAGGTTTTACGGGTAATACCACTTCACCAATAACACCCGAATTAAGCTCAGCACCTGTATAAGCGCGGGAAGTTTCGATGGTTTCCCAAGAAACGTTGTCACTTGACTGTTGAAGCTGCACAGTAATGGTTGCAGTAGTTGGAGCCAAGTTTTTACCACGTACCAAAACAGGCAAACGATTTACACTTGTTGATGCCTTCTGCAAATCAAGTGTGTCTGTAGATGCCGCTGTAACAGTAATTGCCTGATCAGCTGACATCACTAATAATTTATCAATAAACATAGCTAAACTACTCCTTAAACCACGCGAGATTCAGTGTTAAGCAATGCATCAACACGACGAATCGGAATACCATCAAACTTGGTAACTGAGCGTCCACCCTGTTCATCAGTTGTAATACGGACATTCGATCCTTTAACGCTTTGACGACGTAAGAATGAAGAAATTGTGCGGTTAGCATAAATCGCTACACGACCACTTGTTTTACGAGGTAAAAGCTCAACAGCTTGAGCTAATAGATCAAACAAGTCGGCACCTGCGCTTGCATCTTTTGTAAGAGCAGCCACATCGATATTTGCAATGCGCACTAATGCACGCCAATCACGCACAGTAATACCCGCATTCCATTCAAAGTGTGTACGAAGTACTTGATGCATTAAGCCGTTCGCGTCTTTATCAGTTGCTTCACCCAAGTTACGGATTTGAAGGCCCGCTTTTGTACCACGTGGATAAATCCCGTGAACCGTATCTTTATGCCAAACAACAACCCAAATTGAAGTGTTGTTATTACCTGTACCACCTGCATCAAGAATATTTCGTTTATTTGCAGGATTAGTTTGAGCAATGTCATTAAAACGTGGTGCAAAACCTGTAAATGCAGCGGGAGTATCACGAGAGTTACCATACAAAATGGTTTCGCCCATAGTCTGACTTAGGCCCTCTACAAATGCTGCATCTTCACTTGCGCGCCACTCTTGAGGGTTTTGTTCCATTTCATAAAGTTTTTTATCAACTTCTGAATATGTCTCTAAAAGTCCGCAAGTATCACGAATTGCCGCTGTAGCAGCTTTTTCACTAGGCACACCGTAGTTTAGTAAACGCCAAGCACCCTTAGGTAAACCTGTGCGAATTGTTGTTTTATGACCAGTACCGTCATTTGCTTCAACCCAAACCATGTCGTCAAGCAATTCATTGCTTGCACTGAGGATTTCAATAACTGCACTTTCGGGTGTTTGTCCGTAACGTGCAGATAAATCCATCAAGGTCGGTTGTAATTGTGCGATTACAGACATATTCAGCCCTCTGTTAGTTATTTATCATCGCCATACCAAAGTTTGCCAAGACTGGTACCTGCTGTATTGGTTCCTTTACCTGTAGTCATGGTGTCAGGTTCTAACAACTTGCCTACTTCGGTCATAAAGCCAATAACATCAGGGTGATTACCAAGTCCGCTCTTATGAAGAATATTAGAGATTTTGTCGCCACGCGGTAAGCTGAAGGCGCGTTGCGCTGTCAACAGGTTCTTTTGCAGATTTTCCCCGCCATACTCTTTATCGGCTTTGGCTGCATCGACCCATGAAGCAACGGTTTTCAATTGCTCTTGTACTTGTCGTTGCTGCATTTGAACGCCCAAATCCACAAGCTTTTGCACAGCTTCTTGCGGCATTTTGAATTGTTGACCAAGTTCATGAAGTACAGTTTGATCTTCAGGGTTTAGGGTAAAACCTTCAGGCATCTGGAAGTCAGTGTATTGAACTTGTTGCTCAGCAGGCGGCTGTTCACCACCTAGCAAAACGTCTTGCGTTTGATCAGTTGTGTCAGTAGCAGTATCGCTAGGCGGAGTTTCAACCGTTGTTGTTTCAGTAGTTACAGGCGTAGTTGCTGTATCTGTTGTTGTGGTTGCTGTATCCGCAGGTGCCGCAGTTGTGGTTGTAGTTGCGGTATCAGTTGCTGTCGTAGTCGTTACTTCGCTCATGGCTCACCTTCTCTTTAAGTTCTTCAAAATGTTGTTTTTGCATGTCTAACCATGCGTCTGTATTTGCTTGTGTTATTTCACCGAGAATGTAGAGACCAAACTCTCTACGACCTTCAAAAAATGCGAAATCGCTTGCGTTTGCACCTGAACCGTAAGTCGGCTGCAATAGATTTGCTCTATTGAGTAGGCGCATTAAAAACCGTTTACCTTGTTCAGTTGCGAGGATAGCGCGCAGGTCATTTAGTTCCTGGTCACGCTTACGCTTGTTTTCGTCTGCTTTCTTGTCTAATTCACTCATGCGCTACCACCCATAAATAAATCAGATACAGTTTCCGCATTGGTATCACCTACAGTTTTAAGCGTATTTGCATTAGCGTTTTGCGTTTGTGCCTGTTGTGCTGCAAGCGCTTGCTCTTGTGCTATTTGTTGCTGCTGCGCACGTTGTCCACGGATTTGATCAACGATGCGTTGTGGTCTAAATACATTTGGCGATACGCCGTTAATATCCATGTATTCATCCATGAATTTATCGGTATCAAACTTGTCCATAACTTCAGGATTGACTTGCGCAATCTGGCTAACCATACCCAATGCACGTTCAAGCACAGCTGATCCTGAAGACTTTTGAGCAAGGGCAAGAATTGATACGAAATTGATTTCGACATTGGCATTTTGGATAGCAGCAGGTGCAATCTGACGAAGATAAGCATTGGTTGATAGAACGCGATGAACACAGATTTCTACAAGTGGTCGCAGTAGCTCATCAATCTGGCGTTCAACAACCGGCCCAAGCATAAGCATCTTTTCTGATTTACGCTCATACACTTCTGTTGCAGTCATTTTGCCCTTATCAAAAGCATCGAGCATCATGAACAGGTCAGTGTGAAATGAGCGTTTTACACGCTCTTGGCATTGTGTGATTAAAGCCATAACACCATTTAAATCGAATTGAACGTTCAACATGGGCTGAACTTGAGCAACTTGGTTTGATGGTGACTGTTGGTAGAAAGCAATACCATTTGGCAATGTCTCACGCTCTTGGCCTTTTAAATAATCAGGCAAAAGCAAAGGCGGTCGAACTTGATAATCTACCCCTACAGCAATTTGCTGATGACCTTTTTGAAGTGCGCGTAAATCACCTATGCAATCACTTGCAGGGCCTTCACCGTACACATCACTACTAGAAACCGTCCAACGCCCACAAATAACTTGAAAACTCATCATTCCGCTTTCACGTAGCAACTTGTCATTTGCGTTTGGTTCAAAGTAGATCGATGCAAACGGCATATTTTTAGGGCCATGTCCTTTTGCATTTTCACGCTCGTAAATCGCATGTTGAACTTCAAACTCTTGTTCAAAGTTATTATTGTCATACGCGCTTTTAACTGAGTCAGAAACGTTATTTAAACCGAACTGTTTGACCATATTTATCGTGGTCAATTTGAACTTACGATATACGCCGTTAGGTTTATTAAACTCGTCGGTAGTGATTGCAAATTCACCGAAGGTCATAGGGATTAAATCCATAATTGCTGCTTTGGATTTATCGCCATGATCAGGTGCTAAAGCTGCACCAATACCAAATGCGCCTTCCTGCATGTAGATATGATGCACTGAGCGATATACATTACTCTTTGAAAATGCCACATAACAAGCGTCCTCAACCGCTTTAAGCCATTGTTTTACTTCAATATCTTTCTGTAAAACTTCATCTGAAGCTTGAAGTGTGAACCATTTACGACTTGGCGAACATGTACCTGATACCATGCCCGCTGCTAAGGTTTTTAACGAGTCTTTACCAGTGTTATCAACGATCTTTGACCAAGCCGACCGATCATGCTTTTCTTGGTTCTTAATCGTTTTGATAGCAACGGGTAAAACGTGCAATGCTAACTCAGCACAATAGTCGTCCTGATCTGTGACACGGTTTTGCCACACAGCATCAAACCGTTTTTTCAGCGCTCTGATATCGTCTTGTTGCATATTAACCGCCACTACCTAAAAGAGTTTTTTTACCTAAGCGCAAATTCTCGTCATCAACACCTGTTGCATCGGTGTACAAGGTATTTGCAATACCGCCTGACATTGAATTTTGTGCATTCTGAACACGGTCAATCGTTGCCGATGCGTCTGGTGATTTAGCATCCTGACGTACTGGCTGTTTAGGCGGTGCTTGTATTTCTGCCTTTTTGGCATCCATACCAAACAACTTAGCCGTCTTGTCTAGTACGGCATTACCGCCAAATAAAAAATCGCTACTGCACATTTGCTAAACTCCAATCAAGGTTGTCTTTTCCAACATTATGCTTTTGTGAAATGCACAAGGCCCCGTTTCCTGTTGACACTACGCGTAAGGGTCGTAATCACGTCTTGCACTTGAACCATGAATGGCCTGCATGACTTGACGTTTAGGTGTGTCGATTTGCGCATTGATAATGGCAGAGCCATAGTCTGGACTGCGGCCAATACGCTTAACGATATCTTCACGAGATTCGACTTTGATGTTTGCGCCTTGCAATCCCCAACGTGGAGCAGTTAAGTCTGCTAAAAGCTCAGGTTCAGGCGGCAAAGCAACTGTGCTTCCGTATGCAGGGTCCAATGATTCACGGAATTGCCACCAAAGCTGTGATCGAAGGTTGAAGAAGGTTAAGCGACCAGATCGGTCGAAAGAATTTGCAGCATTACGCACATCAACGGGAATGACATGCATACCTGATTGTTTTAAGAAATCGTATGTACTTGCACCAACACCGATGATATCAACGTGAATTGGCGCACCATCACGCACATGTGATACAGCAAATGATGCGCTTGCAGGCCCATCTTTAGACTGGATGCCTTCAAGTACATTTGCACGGTTGTACCACAAGCCATGACGTGCATAACCAATGGTGTTGTCCTTACCGCCACGCGCAACGTCTAAGCCGTATGAATCCATTGGGAATACACCCTTGTACATAAGGCGCATTTCATCTTCTGGCTTCCAACGTGCTTGTGCTGCTTCTACCCATGCGGTCGGGATAACTTGCCAAGGGTCATCTTCAATACCTGCACCGAAGTCGCCATATAACATTTGAGACCGTAAAGGCTCAGGTAATGCCTGTAATGTGCTCATGTATCCTGTCTCCATGTAGTACTTGTTATCAGTTACACGTGCAGGAATGAACGTGCGTGATTTAGGTGTGATGATGTGTTCAGGCTTGTAATCTTTTGGGTCAAAGTCATAAACGATCTGATCATCGATAAGAACAAACTGCTTATTGCTTTCAACTTCCTGTTCTTTGCCTTTCACCATTGCGAAGTAACGCAATTCACCCGGCTTTGCAGGGTTCGGATGACCCTTTTTAATCCATGGTGCAAAGTAATCAATTACCCATCGCCCTTCCGCTGTAGTTGGTGGGTTGAAGGTCATTAGACATTTGGATTTGATTGTTGGGTCAGATGAACGATTCCACCCCATTACAAAGCGTGCTTGAGATTCACGGATTTCTGTAGCTTCATCGAGAGCCTTAAAATCATGAGCACGACCTTGCCAACGCTTCTCATCACCCAAATTATCAAGACCACCAAATTCGATTAAGCGGCCGTTGCCTAAGTTCCAGAATGATTTTTGCGAGTTATAGCCGTTCTTATGGCCTAGAATTTCCTCACAACGCTGTACGATACCGTCTGTTTGCGCTTTCTCACGACGTACAACCAAGCTACGTTTATGCACTGTTAAGAATGAACCAACGACTAAATCCGTCTTGCCGCCGCCTGCTGCACCGCCGTAGCCGATAACATCTGCTTGTGATAAATACGCAGCCATTTGCGGGCCTTCCAATGGAAACCAAATAGGCGCATCGGCAAGTAGTTTTGCTATTTCCGCTTGTTCATCTTCATCGAGCGTCAATAAATATTGCTCAATCTCTGATTCATCCATTTCGGCAAGCAGTGCAAGGATTTCGTCATCGGCTGTTTTGGTCAATCTTCAAGCTCCCAATCACAATGAGGATGTCGGATATATCGATTGCCGCTTTCATCAACGCCTATTTCATAAGTCTCGTAGCCTTCTGTCTCAGTTCCGATTTTGCGAATGATTGGCTGCTTACAACATGGGCACTCTTCAAGCTCAGGTGGGATTACCTGATCGTTAGAATCAAATTGCAATTGGCCTAATGCAGACCAATAAATCTTGCGTAGTTCTGGTGTGTCTTGCAGGTTGTGAAATGCAAGTTCAAATTGATAGGTACATGATGTGTTGTGATTAGGTCCTTCAACGTCATATGCATCGTGGAATGCTTGTGGCTTACAAGGGTAAAACTCGCCTTGAGTTCCTTTAATTACATAATCCCCTTCACGAACTGTCATATTTCCGTCAAGCGTATTAATAACTAAAACTGGGTATTCAAATCCTTCAGGAAATTTTTCGCTGTGATTCCTAAACTCAATATCCATAAAAGCAACTGTTTCAGAATTTTTAGACCAATCGATAATTAATTGGTTGATCTCTGTTTTGTTGCTGTATTTGATAGCCTCAATAACTACAGGCTTTTTACGAAATCTATTTATCATCGCCTTTCACCTTCTTTTTAGCCTTCATCAACTTGGCAAGTGCAGATAGTTTTTTGCTTGTTGCTTTCGGGTCAGTAAGTGGGTTGTCTGGGTCGTTGCTGTGCTCTACACGCTCTTTAAACATGCCGATGTGCTGACCTGCTTTAACTGCGGCCGCAAACTGATCATTCATTTTGATTTCAACGCCGTATTGATTTTCTTTAATGCCTGCATAAAGCAATTTGGCTTTTGAACTAACTCTTGTGGTGTCAGAAACATGGGTATAGCCAAAACCTTCACCCCGACATTCAGGGCAATCAGGGTTAGGCTCTTTGGTCTTATCAAATCCAAAGCCACCATCACAATCGGGTTCAGGCTTCTGGTTTACCTTGGCTGTATAACAAGCATTGTGATATTCACCCTTGGTCCATTGGTAATAATGATCTTCACCCCAACAGTAACGACAGTTCACACGGACATATTTGATTAGCTCGTTAGGGTCAGCCGTTGCCATATCCCAAAGTAGATTTAAAACCTTGTCTTGAGTGATCTTGTTGCGTTCTGCTAGCTCAGCTTCACCTTTTGCAATTGCTTCTTGAACTGAAGTTTTCTGAAGGAGCTGATAACCCATTTGTTCAGCAGTTTTTGCAGAATATCCTGCACGTATAGCTGCTTGCGTTGCATTACGATCAATCAAATATTCATCTACAAAGCGTTGTTGTTTTCCACGTAGAGCCATTTAAAACACCTCCTTGTAGCAAAACTTTGTGCAAATACGTCTGCACATCTCATGGGAAATATCGTACTTGTTTGCTAGCTGACGATAAGACAAGCCTTGATTGTGCAAAGTTCTAATATTCTTTACGTCTGATTCAGTCACCTTTGGCGTTGAGTCGCGTTTCACCTTGTCCTTCACGACAAATTCAGGCAGGAAAGCAAGTACTGGCATAATCAAATCTCCCATACTTCCAACTCAACTAAACCGCCTTTAACCACATTGCCGCGCTTCACAATAATTTCGTCAAACTGTTCATCGTCATGGCACAACCCTGCTTTAACCAAACTATCAAGCAATGCTTTTAGGTGATTATCGATGTCACGACGTGCACTATCAGGAAAGTGAAAAACCACGCTCATTTTTAAACGGGATGTGCTGTATTTAGCTTTCACCAAAAGGGCAACAAAACTTTGAAATGCCTTACCTCTTGCGCTGATATAACGTCTCTTGCCATTCGCCATCCAGTAGTGATTTACGGATGGTGGAGACATAGCAATTTCACACTTCAAAATTTGATTCATTGGCCCACCCGCGCATCTTTCCAATTGCACTCAACAATTCGTAAACCGTCATGCTGAAAGCGAGACCATAAACGGTCGCCTAAATCCATTTTGAGTTTGCTCATAGAGAAATTTGAAATGAGCATCGTTGGTTTTTTACGGTCATAACGAGCCGTTAAAACTTTGTGAATTATCTCTAAGCGCTTATCACGGTCATGCAAACCGTATTCATCGAGAATGAGTAAATCGTATTGAGTGAAGTCATAAATTACTGATGCTTCGGATTGGTCTTTCGTGTCTTTATCCCATGCGTTCATGATGCGCTGCGCAAGCTCTTCGCTTGTGATGTATCGAACGTACAAGCCCTTTTTGAGTAGTGTTGATGCAGTAGCACAACCAAGATGCGTTTTACCCGTTCCAGTTGGGCCAACCATGATGAAATTAGATTTATTACCTGCAAGTAATGCTTGTGCATACTCGATGCATTGCGTAAGCGTATGTGCCTGTGCATGAGTCGGGGTTTTGTAATTATCAAAACCAGATTGAGCATGACGTTCAGGAAGCATTGCCCCACCAAAATGTTTATCACGAACCATCTGATCTACACGTGATTGGTCGCCTTGCTTTGAATCATGAACATGCTTAATTGCACATTGAGGGCAAATTTGATGCGGTCCCGCTTGCACTTTTTGCACCTGGTGGATTTCACAAAAACCTTCAGCAATTTTGAAGCCGTTTAAAAGATTAACCATTGCATTCATCGTAAATCCTCCGGTATGTGCACAGTTCCTGTGAACGGGCGATCATCTGATTTAGGCTCGTTATTCCATGCGTCATTGACGTTTTGAGAATCGTTAGCCGAATTTGTTTTAGCAGCGGGTTTGCTTTTAGCCAGACGGCTAGCTTTCAAAGCATCGTCTTTAGCCCACTGGATATATTTCGCGTAAATCTTGTTTTCAATGAGACGACCTGAACGTATTTCAGGTGCGTAATGCGGTAGGAAGGTAATCAGGAAAGTATCAAACTCATCTTGAGTGGTTTTCGGTAAACCTGCTCGCTGTCTCCAAGAGTTAATTTCATGAAGTGAGGGTTTCCAAAGACTCAAATCGGCTTCAAGGGATTTTCCGCTCGTGCCTTGTGTTTGTGTATTAGTATTATTATCTATTCCCTGTCTATTCTCTTTACTGTCTATTGCGATCGTTAGGGGATTCGGGTTGCTATCGCCCCCCGATACGCTAGGCGATCCCGACTCTACAATTTTGGCAATCTTTTTAGTTAACGCCTTGGATTGAGGTGCGATGCTTTTTAGTCGATAAACTGCATCGCGTAGCTGACTTTGTAATTCAGAAGTATCAATTTCAATACTCCATCTTTTAGCATTGCCTTGTGCGCCAGATATAGCATTTGCAAGCTTTTCAATCCAAGCTTCTAGAGCCTTCTCTGCTACAACGTGGTGATATAAACGACCATCACCGCCATCAACCCAACCGCGTAAAGCGTGCTCTTTTACTTTTTTCCATTTAGTTCCCATGCCTGAAAGATGCGCGAGCATCTTGTCATTGTTAGGAATGCTTGCCGCAGGGATTTGTGACCAACTTTTCAACCAAAGTGTCAAGCTTGCAACTTTTTCTGAATCGTCTCCAAGAATCCATGTTTCAGAATTCAAAAGTCGATCAATATCGAGTGGCATGAATGGAAAATTTGATACATCACATCCCATTGGGGTTAGTGGAATTTGTGTATTGTTCATACCACCTCACTAAATAATTCTGTTTGGTTAAATTCCACAGCATCAGCAAGGCGTTTTTTTGCTATCTCAAAGTACTTAACTTCCTTTTCAATACCGATAAAATTACGGTCCGTATTGATGCATGCGACACCTGTAGTACCTGAACCCATACAATTATCTAGAACTACCTCTCCAACATTCGTGTAAGTGCGAATCAAGTATTCACAGAGGGCAACTGGTTTTTGAGTAGGATGTAAATTTGATTTCTGCTTATCACTACTGAAAATTTGTACAGATCGTGGGTAACGTTCTGTTGAGTCGTAGTCTTTGATGTTGAGCTGTTTACCGTAATGCTCTGAACCAATATCTTTACGTTTGGCAGTTTTACGTTTGTGCCCAGTTGTTTTTTGAGGGTTGTAGGTAGGCTGTGATTTATAAAAAACTAAAATATTTTCATGCGCTCTTAATGGCTGTTTTTTTGCATTTAGAAAACCTGTTGCTGCAGGCTTTTCCCAAATCATTTCATATCTAAATAATTTAAGATTTGAAGTAGCTAGTACTGCAGCAAAAGGATTTGCAGCAAATAAAACTATTGCACCATTTGGCTTAATGATTCTTTCGTAATGCGCCCAAAGTGGATTAAATGAGATAACCGTATCCCATGTGCAGCAAGTAGTACCGTAAGGTAGATCGCATAAAATCATGTCAATCGATTGATCAGGAATATTTGCCATGATCTCGAGGCAATCGCCATGATGTAAATTAAAGCTCATGACTTCACCTCACTTGCTCGATACATAACTTGTCGGCCAGATATTTCACGTGACCCAAGCAAGCCTGCACCAATCACCCTACCTTCGCAGGTAGCGCACATAGGGCGATTAGAGCTTGGTGAATCAAGTAAAACCCCTGTTCCCTTGCCTGAACCACCGACACACATGGTCATGCCGCACCAACAATGCACGGCAAAATGTGATTTATCTCGGAAGTTCATAAGCGTTACGTGGCGAACTCTATGCGTGTATTCACCGCGTCTTGCCTCAACAAAAGGAACTGATTTTTTAATTGCTTTGCAGTTTTCACTGCCGAAGCCTTTGCGCTTCATGTAGCGGCTTGGTGTAAGGTCAATCATCGTTGTCATGATTCACCGCCTTTCACTAGTTTTAATTCACCATCCAAAATTGCTTGGATAACGTCTCTTAACTGTGGAGAACGCCAAGTTGACTCAACATAAACACGCAATTCACCATGATTATGACTTTGGCGTTTAATGTAACGATCAGCATCGTGACGGGTTAAAAATGCCTGAATATTTACCCACTCTTGGACATGATGAACTTCATACCAATCACGCTTGAGTTCAGTTGCCATTTCTTCCATGATTTCGCACTGATTGGATTCATCAAGCTCAGGAAAAAGTTCATCATATTCACTAAGGCTAAATTCATTAATTTTGTGTCTTTCTGCCGCATCTAGTGAATCAAAGAGGTCAACTACTGTTTCATACATTGAGCCGTCGAAAGTCCAATTACTCTCATTGGCATAATCTGAATCCATACCATGAATAATTTTTTTCTCTTGAACCATCCAGATAGGGTCTCTAGTAGAACAGTAGTGTTTTTCATGGCTTTCGATTAACTCGGCAACAAACTCTTGCCAATTTGCATATGTTAGATTGCTCATAGCTGCACCTCGAATAATTTTCTAAGTGCTGCAACCACTTGCTTTATTTCTTCTTCAGTACGCCATGCTCCAAAATTTAATTCCTTTGGATCAAAAGCCCAATCATGTTCACACTTTATATAGCCACACTCTTCACCATCATTTAGATAGTAAAATGTGTCACCTTCTTTAGGCGTGAATGGTGCAGGAACTTCAACGCCATTAATTAAAATGGTTTTAGGCTTAATACGGAAAAACACTTTGCGCACATCTGTAGACATGCCAGTAAAGAAAACCTTTGTTGATAATTCATCTTCAAGCGGATTGAAATTTTCCCAACTTTTTTCTTCCCAAGGTTCAAAAGTGATTTGAACTGTCTCACCTGCCAATGCAGCAGTTAATGCAGCTTTACCATCAACTAAACCTTCAATGCCCTCAACTTGAATTGTCTTAAATTCAGTAGTTGCACCTGATGGTTGAGCTTTAGGTAATAATTTTTTTAAACCAGTGGTTTTATCGTTAATAGAATTGCATTCAACCCATGTTTGATTGTTTTCAGCAAACGAGTAAAAAACACCTTCACTTGATTTAAAGATATCGTAATCAGGTCTATCACTTGCAACGACTAAGGCATAATTTGCATCTTCTGGTGAGTTGCGATGTAAAACCACTCTATCTTTAAGCTGTGCTAAAGAAACCCATTCATAATCATCTGAATTAATAGCATTCTCACAAGAATGCACAGCACCATTGGAACGGACAAAAAAGAAATCATCACATTCAGGAAATTTATAGGAAATAATTAATCCTAATTCTCTGAAGCAATCCAAAATTTCTGTTTTTTCGCCAGAGTTGTTTGCACGAATTTTAATACCGCAATTATTCATGACACCTCTCCCATAGCCTTAAACGCACGACTGAGATGCACTGATTCATCGCAAGAAAATACTTGACAGTTTTTTGAAATATTATTTTCAATGTGACGGTCATCGCCCATGTCTTCAATTTTCCGCTGTTCCACAGGTTGAACTAAACAGTGATTACACTGCTCTCCTTTAAACTCAGGACATTTGTTTTTGCACTTATGTTCTGTTAAATTAGTCATGTGATTTAATCCTTCTGGTTAATGAACGCGAAAAGCTCGACCCGCAACGTCGGGCTTTTTTAATGCGTTTAGAAAAGCTCTTAAATTTCTGAATACATTTCTGTATTCGCTTGATTTCGTTGTATTCCTTGTTTCTACAAGCTCTTCGGTTGAAGCTATTCCTAAATCAACTTTGAGCTTTAAATCTATGGCTTCTCTCATCCATTTAGCCCGATCACTTCCGTTTGAATTAGCTAAGTCATCTATTAGCTGCTTTACTTCAATTGGTACTCGCGTACTCATATTTTCGAGCAACTTTCCAACTAACAATTTGTTGCTATTGGGATCATTCGAAAGTTCTTGGATGTGCATTTCTTTTCCTTTAACTCCTCATTTTGTTTACGAACGTACTCATAATCAGCACTTGGGCAGAGATCATCACAACGCACTGAACCTTCACTTTCACGGTCAATTGCAATTGCTAAAGCCGCTCCACATGTGGTTTTGCTGTAAATGATTTGGTTTAAATTTCCGAGCGTTGTTCCGCACTTCTCTGCAAATGCAAGTCTTTCCGCTTTGGTAAGCGGTTTAAGAAATTGCTTTAGCTGAGTTTTGCCAACATCGACCATGGGTAACTCCACTTAATATCATTTAGTAAATACTAATTATTTAGTGAATTTTCGTCAATACCTATTTAGCGTTTACGAATTTAGTTTTTACTAAAAACAATTTAAAATACTGCTATGAAAACTGAATATTTAAGACGCATTAACTTGCGCAAAGCGATTGACACAATTCGCCATAGAGATAAGTTGCGATCTGATGCCGCTTTTTGTGATCATTTTGGTTTAACGCCTAGCCACATTTCCCAGATGATTAGAGGAAAAGGAAGCTTTGGCGAAAAAGTCGCTCGCGATTTGGAAAAGCAAATTGGTTTGGCAGAAGATTATCTTGATCAAAATCATAACTTTCCGCTTGATGATGACTTTCTAAAAAAAGTTTTTGGTATTGAATATTTAGACATTAAATTAAATGAAGCTTCTGAGCAGAATGATAATAATCACTCAATGGAACTTATGATCTATGAGGATGGTGATCCAGTACCAGATGGATACACCGCAATTGATTACTATGATGATGTGTATGTAAGCGCGGGGAATGGATACTTGAATTTAATGCAGCCAAGCGCAAAAAAATTCTTTGTTCCTACATATTTAATGCGTGAGTGCAACGTTCAGCCTTCAACTGCTAAAGTTGTTAAAGTACGTGGGGATAGTATGTTCCCTGTGTTGCAGGACGGTCAGCCCATTTCAGTAGATATGTCGGCGAAGAGAATTATTGATGGTGAAATCTATGCTTTCCAAGTAGGAGATGAGACCAAAATTAAATACCTATCAGTCTATAACGAAGAAGGCAAAGGGGGATTCAAAGCTATTTCAGCAAATCCTGATAAAAACCGTTATCCAGATGAATACTATTCACCTGCCAGGATAGCCGCCGAAGAAATTGAAGTAATTGGGCAATATTGGATGAAGCTCGATACCAAAAAAATAAAACGCTAAAGTAATTTTAAAAATTTAGTCCCGCATTTAGCGGGATTTTTTTTGTTTAGTAAAAAATAAGAAAAATGTTTAGTGAAAATTTAGTATTTACTATTGACATTATATTTAGTAAATACTAAATTTATCTCAACAACTACTAAACTCAAAAGTTAGGTGAATGTTATGCCAGCTAAGAACACTTCATTCAGTCAAACCCTAGCAAATCTGCAACGTGGCGACACGATTGAACAACTTGATTCGCTTTTGACTGAAGCACTTCAAGCTTCAAACGACACAGGCAAAGTTTCAAAAGTAACGGTTACTTTGACAATTAAGCCTAATGGCCGTGGTACCTACAAAATTCAGGACGATATTAAGTCAACTCTTCCTAAATTCGACAAAGAACCAACTGTTCTATTTACAGATGGCGACCAACAGCTTGTGCGTGAAGACCCGCGCCAACAGAAACTAAATCTTGAGCATATTGATGCGGGTGCACCTGCTGAACTCAAGCAAATCCCAACTGATAACAAACCAACAATTAAGCCTTTAAGTTAATTAATTAGCTTACTTAATAACTGTTTTTAATAATTTTTTCTAAACAAGCCATTACAGGAAAAACCAATGAGCGAACTTAACAACATTGCTGAAACTAACTACAAACTTGGTCAAACAAGTCTGCAAAATGTCACTCAATCAACAGGTGTGTTGCCGTTTGTTGTAGTGCCTGAAGGTAGTGAAGTTCATGAATTTGAAGCATTACTACAACGCCCTCTAACTTTAGCGCAAAGCGTTACTTTGCATACAGCAAAAGACTTTATTGCTTATGTTACGCGTTATGCAGATAAAAACTCTTTAGTGTTTGTTGATGTATTAAAAGGCAAATTTAAAGCTGTTATCGATTATCACGAAGTTGAGAAGGAAACTAATACTGGTTCAGTACTTGCACCACGACACGGCAAACATGCAGCACATTTTATTGCTGAAAAAACACCTGAATTTAAAAAAATTGAAGATAAGTCAGGTGAAAAATTCAGCCAAACAAACTTTGCTTTGTTCTTAGAAGATGTAATGCCTTACATCAATCAGCCAGACGCAGCAGTTTTGTATGAAATCGTACAAACATTGAATGCAAAAACTAATGTTGATTTTAAATCTGGCATCCGCACGGATAACGGCCAAGTTCAATTGACTTACAACGAAACAATTGAAGCACGTGCCGGTACTGCGGGCAATCTCACTATCCCTGAACAAATCGTTTTCGGTATCCAAGTACATCGTGGTGGCAATCACTATGCCCTGCCTGCGCGTTTCCGCTATCGCATTAAAGAAGGTGTGATTACGTTCTGGTACGACTTAGACCAACTTGAAAAAGCTATCGAAAAATCAATGGAAGACACCGTTGAGTATGTTCGTCACGGCAAAACTGTTGGGAATGATGAAGTTCAAGGCCAATTAAACGGCATCCCTTCTTATGTGCAGATTCTGGAAGGTTCTGTTTAATTTTTTCTAACTTTTAGACATAAGAAAGCCCCGAAATTTTGGCGAAGGACGGGGCGATCTAAACAAGCATTACTTCTTCACTGTTATTCAACAGCTAAAGATAACGGGGTCATTATGGAACAGAACATTATGGTTAGTCAAATTTCAAATAATCATCGTAATCTGATTAAAGGATTAATTCAAAAACAAAAAGTAAAGCGCATTAAAAAAGCTTTGCGAACTAAACGCGACCAATTAATTGCGGCAATTAAAGACGCATATAAAAACAGCCCTGCTTTAGGTTTTGGAACATGTTTTATTGGCGGGATTGTTGTTTTGGTGGTGACGATGAGTTTTGCACTAGCGTCTGCTCACATGGCTTATAAAAATTTAGGCCCACAACAAATAAGTATTTTTTCACCTATTTACACAGTCGATGACTTGGATTTAGGACCTTACAACGACTGCCACGTTGATTGTCATGCATCAATTCTTACCAGTGATATGCGCTTTCGCATTGAAGTTGGTTTTGACTTCTCAGGATATGACAACAGCAACGGTTTTAACCGTGCTACAGGCATTCAAATTGATCGCTTAGAGCCAATCAATGTTGTTGATGAAGAAGGTGTTGTAAATGCCTATATCGACCGCTTTGAGCTTGTAAAGATCAATGAAGCGCTTGAAGAATCAATTGAAACTAAATTAGCAAAGTTGGGTGGCTAATATGAATACACATGTTGACCGTGAGACATTCCTCGCAAACCGTAAAAAAGGTATTGGCGGTTCAGATGTAGCAGCCATTCTAGGTTTTAGTCCTTATAAATCACCATATCAATTATGGCTTGATAAAACAGGTCGTAGTGAAAAGTCAGAACAAAATGAATCTGCTCACTTTGGTAATTTGCTTGAAGATGTAGTTGCTAAAGAGTTTTCACGCCGATCAGGTATGAAAGTGCAGCGAGTAAAACAGCAGTTATTTTTGGAAGATCACCCTTGGGCGCTTGGGAATATTGACCGTGCCGTGATCAATCCTGAAATTTCAGGGACAGTTCGCTTTAAAAATGGTGCTTTGACTACTGACCAATTGCTTGAGTGTAAAACAGCTAGTGAGTACATGAGCAAGTTGTTCGGTGAACAAGACACTGACCAGATACCAGACTATTACCTAACTCAATGTCTTTGGTACCTAATGATTACAGGCTGTCAAGTTATTCATTTAGCTGTGTTGATTGGCGGCAATAAGTTCCGTATGTACCGCATCGAACGCGATGAAGATTTAATTAAATCTATTTTCAACCAAGTAAAAGCATTTTGGTTTAACCATGTGCTTGCAGACGTACCACCTGACCCGACTTGCTTTGATGATGTTTTACATCGTTGGTCTAAACACGTGGTGGGTAAACAGGTTGAAGCCAATTTTAAACAAATCAAGCTTGCAGAAGAACTCATTACAGTTCAGCAAACCAAAAAAGATGCTGAAGCACGTGAAGAAGCAATCAAACTTGAATTGGCCACTGATATGCAAGATGCGGAAATGATGATTAGCCAAGGCAAATCAATCTGCTCTTACAAAGAACAATCTTCAACACGCATTGATAGCAAACTGTTGAAGAAAGAACAACCCGAATTATTCGAGAAATACAGCAATACCAGTAGTACGCGTGTATTTCGTATTTCAACCAAATTTAAAGAATCTCTAATTTAAGGAAATTTTATCATGAATGCATTAGTTCAAAACACTGGCTTTTTAACTCCGACAACTTTAGCTGAAGCAATGCAGGTTGCGGATATATTGGCAAACTCTGAAATTGTGCCGAAGGACTACCAGAAAAAACCAGGCAACATTTTAGTTGCAATGCAATGGGGCGCTGAAATTGGTTTGCAGCCACTCCAAGCAATGCAAAACATTGCGGTGATTAATGGTCGCCCTTCTCTTTGGGGTGATGCTGTACTTGCTCTTGTGCGTAGTTCAGGTTTGCTTGAGCAGTTTGAAGAAACTCAAACAGAAGACATGGCAACTTGTACCGTTAAACGTAAAGGCCAAAAGGCTGTAACTAAAACGTTTAGCAAAGAAGATGCTAAGCGTGCAGGACTATTAAGTAAACAAGGGCCTTGGTCACAATACCCTAAACGTATGATGCAAATGCGTGCACGTGGATGGGCTTTACGTGATGAGTTCACAGATATTCTAAAAGGCTTTGGCGTTGCAGAAGAAGAACGAGACAAGGAAATTGATGTAACACCTGAACCATCAAATCTACCAAAGCATCAAGGTACCACAGGCTTAAAAGCTCAGTTAGCGGAACGTGAAGAAAAGCAAGCTAAGGTAATTGATTTAGCTGTTTCATTCGATGTTGAAAAATGCATTGAAGATATTGGAAAGGTTGAGAACCTAACTGATTTAAAAACACTTGGCTCAACCATTCCTTCTGATCTTGGTGAACCGGCACAGACTGATATTAAAAACGCTTACGCAAATCAGAAATTCTATCTTCAGCTTGTAGATGATTTGGAAATTGCAAATTCAATTGAAGCAATCAATTCAATTATGGAAAAGCAATTTGAACCAAATACATCATTCTTAACTGATGCACAGATTGATGCTGTCAGCTCACTTTTTGAAAGAAAAACGGCTGAATTAACCGCCTAAGCCACTACCACTTTTTTAAATAATTTTTTATACGAGCGCCCTTATTTTTAAGGGTGCTTAGGGAAATTCACCCATGAACCCGACTTTTGAACAAAAACAAGCCATTGAAATGGCAACCAATGGTGAGTCTTGCAAAGTAACTGCTTATGCAGGTGCAGGGAAAACATCAACCCTTAAACTGATTGGTAATGCTAAAAGCTATCAATCTGGTATGTACTTGGCATTCAACAAGGCAATTGCTACAGAAGCACAAAGCAAGTTTAACCGGAACGTACGTTGTAAAACTTTCCATAGTCTTGCATTCAATTCTGTACCACGTTGGTTTACCAATAAACTTAAAAATCGTCGTTTGATGTCAAATCAAATTGCATCACGCCATGACCTTGAGTCGTATCAAGTGCCAGTAGCTTTAACTAAACAACGTGGTGAAGATGACCAAAAACGTTTATTCAATAATAAGCGCATGGCAACTTCTTTAATTAATGCCATTGGTTATTTTTGCCGATCTAATTATTCAGAAATCCAGTTATCACAAGTTTATGCAGCATTACCAGATTGGATGGAAGAAGCACACCGTGCAGAACTTGCCAAAATCCTTTTACCTAAGGCTAATGATTATTGGCAGGACATTCTTGACCCGTTCGGCGTAAACCGTTTAGAGCATGACCACTATTTAAAATATTGGGCACTCAGTAAGCCAGTAATCAACACAGATTTTATTTTGTTTGATGAAGCACAAGATGCCGACCCTATCATGCTGAACGTTCTAAATAATCAATCTGCTCAGGTCATTTATGTCGGTGATAGACACCAACAGATTTATGCATTTCGTGGTGCTGTTAACGCAATGCAGTCGCTAGAAATTCCCGAAACACGCCTAAGCCAATCATTCCGTTTTGGCAAAGATATTGCGGATTTAGCAAACACAATTTTATTCAATGTCCTTGACGAAGATGTGCCGTTAAAAGGCTTTGAGCAAATTGAATCACAGGTTTGCGAAGTTCATGACAGCATAGCCGATGCAATTATTTTCCGTACTAATGCCGCTGCCCTATCTCACATGGTTGAGCTTATCCAATTAGGCCGCGAACCACGTCTTGAAGTTGATACAGGTTCTTTAATTAAAAATATTGAAGATGCCAAAAAAGTGAAAGCAGGTGTACGCGTAAATGATGGAAGTGCTTTTGAAGGTTTTAGCACTTGGGAAGAAGTACTTGAATACAGTCATGAAGTTTCAAACAGTGACATCAAGCCATTGGTGAGCCTAATTGAAAAGGTAGGCGAAAACGCACTTATTGAAGCTTTGCTAAAAAGCAGTTCTAACGACTACGACTGTGTTGTGACTACCGCTCATAAATCAAAGGGCCTTGAATTTAACAAGGTCAAACTAGGTGGTGACTTTTTTTATAAAGAAGCTGTTTCAGATGGTGAAAAGCCATTAACTCCAGATGAAGCACGTTTGCTGTACGTAGCTGCAACCCGTGCAAAAAAACAACTGGACATTACCGCCCTAAACCCTCTCTTCAAAAATATTAAATCAGGAGTAGCAGCATGATTACTTCAACGGTTGTTTCAATAGATCAAATTAGAGCTGTGCTTGAGTCAAATACGACCAATGCACATGCAGAAGTAATGGCCCTATTAGAAAAGCCATTACTTGCAGAAACATTAATTAAAACACGTGGCAACCAAACTAAAGCAGCCGAAATACTTGGTTTGAACCGTGGCACGCTGCGCCAACGTTTGAAAGCTCACAACATATTAAAAACGAAGGTGACAGCATGAGTACAAATGAACGTGAAGCATTTGAAGAAGCCTATTTGAGTGTAGGCGGTAAGCAACGTGAGCTTGAATTAGAAGATGGTGAATATACAAATTCTAAGTCTCAGCTAGGTTGGGAACTATGGCAGATAAAGACTCAGGCGGCACCAGAGGGATATGTATTAATTCCACTTGAACCAACTGAACAACAATGGGGCGGTCTTTCTCGTGTTCTTGGTCGGTACATGCAGTCAAAAGATAGATATTGTCCAAAAACACTCAAGAAGCATTTAGACATGTTTGCTCATGAAATCCCAGACTGGCTAAACAAAGAAGTAGGAAATTGGGAATCAGAGCATGCCTTTGCTACAGCAGATTTACCAGTATTTATCTATAAAGCCATGATTAACGAATACAAATCGGGAGTAAAGCAATGAGCATAACCCTTAATGGACATCAATTAAAAAGCCTTCTTGATTTCGTAAATCCTGATGGAGAAAAAGACTTAGATCAACTAGAAACAGAATTAACTATCGAATTTTTTGAAGAGGGTCACAGTGGTAAAGGTTATTACTTTTGGATGACTGAATATCCAGAAGAAGGCGCAATGAAGTTAGAAACAGAATCGGGAGCTGAACAGCCATGAAACCATTTTATTTAGTTTGGAGTGAAGGCCGCGGCAATCCTACCTATAAGCATGAAAGTTATGCGGGTGCGGAACGTGAAGCGCACCGTTTGGCAAAACTTAATCCTGGTGAAGAATTTCATGTTTTGGTATCAAGTTGCACTCTTCATATCCCTGATCCAGTAATTAAAACCGAGCATATGGAAGAGATGCCTTTCTGAACGCTCTAAAGAACATTTTTAGCAATGTTCTACAGGTGTAATCGCATTGCTGACCCTCTGTGATTACCCCTGAGAACATTGCGTTAAATACAAGGAACATAAAATGGGAAAATATATTGTTGTAGTAGAATCCGAAAAGCCGCCACAAATTTATGTGCACGATGATGTGCCTAATGTGGGTAAGGTTCTGGAAATCAAAGCGGAAGAAATACCAAACCGTGTACCGGCTTCATGGTTAATGGAACGGTATAATTTATCTAGAAAAACCATTATTGATGAATTAAGAGCGTTTAATCTTGGCGGTGATGGGAAGCACCTTTATAGTCCCGCTACTGTCATGCCAATTTTAGATAATCTAAATAAGGCTAAAGCCCAAAGGCAAGCAAGACGCAAAAACTAACAAGGGGCTTTATGCCCCTTTATTTATTTTGTTTTTAAGTATTTAAAATAAAAATCAGACATTTCTACAGAACAAAAAAAATCAAACTTTATTATGGAATCCCTCCAACTTTCCAAAACATCTGAACACTGCGGACTTGTACTTATAGTATAAAATGGAAGTTTAGATACAAACTCATCATTAATTTGCGAAATTCTAGTACTGTATTTCTCCAACCTATCCCTATGTTTTTCCAAAATTTCATTTGAGTCAAAAGTGGAAAGACAACTTTTATATTCTAGGAGGGATTTTTGAATATTTGTTAATTCTGATGAGAACAATCTAATTTCAACACAAGCATCAATCCACTTCTTTTCACCTTCTTGCACAGTAGAACCTTCAATCGTGGCAAACAACACCTGAGATTTTCTAAAATGATCAAGCAATTTTGCCCCTTTGATCTTTAAATAGTCCTGATGCTGTTTCAATAGATTGAATTTATGCTCATCCTTCCAATCGGTATAAAAATAAAATGCAGCAGTAGCAGCAACAATTGTTGAAAATGCAGAAAGATAATCACCATCAATATTAAATTGATGCTTAAAGAAAATTGAGCAACTTAAAAAAAATAAAAAGCTAAAAATTAGGGTGCATATAATTTTAAATTTTTTCATGTTAAATTTAGGTACCAATGAATAAGAATTATTTTAAACAAAATGTAGGTAATTTAAATATTTTATTACAATAAATTGTCCTGCCACCACTGCGCCACCACTCAATTTTAAGCAATTGATTTATTTAAAATATTACAACCTTGCCAAGGTTGGGGTCGCGAGTTCGAGTCTCGTTTCCCGCTCCAAAATTTAAAAACCACTTAATTCTAAAGAATTAGGTGGTTTTTTATTGCCTATTAGTTAGCTAAAAAAGTCAGATTCCTTCCACCTCTTCTTATAATTATCTTTAATCAAATTTAACGGGCTGCATTCTTTCAACAAAGGACAAGATGGTAAGCATCTTTACGATCCTAAATATAGCTAAAAGTATCCTTGAAAAATCTAATATTCAAAGATAGCAAGGGTGGTCGAGACGGAAGAGTTAAGACGGAGGTACACTTCCCTAACAAATTAATTGTTTGGGGATGATCCTCCTCAATTAATATCAAAGTGTATTTAACTCACATATAGGTGTGAACTTGGATATTTATAAAAAAATGATTTGTTCCGCTATTAATATACTTTTGGTCGCTTGTCAGCCACAAGAATCGAGGATCGGAAATAACCATGTGAAAATACCTAGTTATCAATCTAATGGCGTTTTTGCCTCTGCACGATTAAGGGGACCGTTACAGCTAAAACAAGAATGTCTATATATAGATGATATTCTAATTATTTTCCCTGAAGGATATGCAGAATGGGATGCTAAAAATCAAACTTTAACTTATAAAGATAAGAAAATTGCTTTAGGTGAAGAATTAGATTTAGCTGGTGGTTTTGGTAGGTTTGAGCGAGATAGTCAGCGAATTAAAAATTTAAGCCCTTTATGTGATCATACGACTATTTGGATTGCTGGATAACATAGGGATTTATTAAAAGTGCATTTCATAAATTGGGATGCGCTTTTTCTTTTATGTTGTAATTGTTAAAATATTTACTTATCAAATCGCTTAATATCTCAGCTTTAATAGTTAAGCTCATACATTTTGTATGATACTCTCTATTCTTA